CAATGTATCGCGGTAAACTTCCGGCACCATGGTTGAGGCTGCAAGCATCTTGGCAATACGCTGTGCCAGTTCAAAGCCTTCAAGTGAAGTAAGGCCCACTTCAACCGGTTTAGGTGCAGCATGAGCAACTTGGCGAGAAGTACGAAGTTGTTCAGTTGTCATTACTTGAGAAGTCATTGTGTTATTCCTTAGATTTTAAAAATTAATTACTTACGAAATTTGCAGGTAGCGTACGCAGGGCAGAATTTCTCATTGCAGAGCATTGATTTAGAGTTGCCGTAAAACGTACCGTGTTTAATAATTTTGGCCGCATGGTGCAGTAGTCCAGGATCTTCTTCAGTACCTAGGAGTACTTCTGCAGGTGATTCAATTTCACCGATACCCACGTGCTGACCTTTATCTGTTTTGGCGGTATTCAGGCCATAAATACGGGCAGGGGCTGTTACTGGTTCCTGTAGAGCATGTGCAGCAAGTACGGTATAAATTCCCATCTGTGGAGCATGGCCAACGGTTTTTACTACGCCGTCATTAGTTACAGCAGCCTTACCGGTTTTGATATCAGAGATACCTAATTCACTTTCATAGTTTTCATAAATGCGGTCGATAGTTCCGGTAAGCTCAATACCTAGATCGGCAAGGATCAGAGATTCACAACGCACTTCCACACCGATAAATTTCTGAGTAGGTGCAATGTGGGTGATGTACTTATGCATCAGTGACTGGCCAATTGATTCAGCATCGTTCTGATTCAGATCAGACCAATCCACTTCTTCATTCGGTTGCCAGATCTGGTGATGCAGAATTTCTTCGCATTCTTCCAGGCTAACTTCTTCCCCGATCAGATTCAGGTGATCCCATTGAGTTACAGCTTCATGAATTGCGGTACCCAACCGAGTGCGTGCACCAGCTGGATTACGTTTGTTTAAAAGATTCTTGGCTTCCCAACGTGCAGGGCAATCAAACAGATCGCTTAACGATGAAGCACGGATCGGGATGATCCGGGTAGGATTGACATAGGCATTCACTTTGCACCTCCAACAGACGTGCTAATGGCTTCCACCTGACGCTCAGATTCTTTGTCTGCCTGGTGAATGAACATTGCGGATAAGCCCACAAGAATTGAAAAGACCACAGACCAAGCAGCGACATTTGAAGCGACTTCTTTCGCTACAGACTTAGATTCTGGGTGCTGGTACAAACGCTCAGACGTTTGGCGTGATTGGCCAAACTCTGGCAGGTTGCTTTGAATAGGATTTTGTTTCATACTTATCTCGCTATATGCAAGCCCGCTAGATTTCCAGTCCCTGCGGGCTTTTTTGTTTTTACCAGTTGGTGATAACCGCAATAACTTCGCCACAATGAACAACCTTAATTTCGCCATCACACACAATTAGACTTGTGTGATTGGTGCCAGTTGCTAAGGTTTTAAATTGATTCATGGGTGTTCTCGGTTTATTAGGTACAAAACAAATATTAGGCAATCCTAATAAATAAGTAAATAGGTATTCCTAATTTTTTTAGATTTATTTTTCGGTAGGTGTAAAAAAACCGCTCATTTAGAGCGGTTCGAAAAGTTAAATATTAATTACATATTGAAGATTTTAACCAGTCCCCAGGTTCAGTAGATGAGCAATCAATATCTGTATTAGCTTTAGATCTTATTTTTTCCAGGGAATCTATATCTAATCGATCCATTTTATTTTCTAAAAAGCCGATATTTTGTCTATTTCTTTGATTCTCTTTCCATAAAAACCAAGAGAAAAAGGAATTTGCTATAAGTAAACCAAACAGACAGGCGATCAATATTTTCATAATTATTTATAACTCCGCTCATGGCGAACCATCACACCAATGATCGATATTTTATGATCTCTTGAAGATAGTGTTGGATAGTCTGGGTTTAATGGAACCAGTTCAAATTCTTCACGTCCATATTCATCATATCCAATTACCCGATATTTTTTGAAAGTGGCTTCATAGGATCCATTCTGAGCAATAACAAATGAACCGGGTTGTGGTGCTAAAGATGCATCAATTACAAGTGAATCACCTGGTAAAAATTCAGGTGCCATACTCATTCCTTCGACCGTCAAACCAAACACGTCAGAAGGTTTTGCACTTTGATAAGTCGTATAGGTTTTATCTTTAGGATTGATTCCGTCATATTCAACGGTTCCAAATAGACCAGCTTGAACAAAGTCCAAAACAGGAATCTCCATAACTGGCAGGTTATTAAAACTTACGTTACTGAACTCAGATTTTATTTCTTCATCGGTAGGTTTGCCGATACCAGTAGCTAACCATTTTGAATTTACCTTTAGAAATTGGGCTGCACGAATCAGGTTCGGGCCTTCCATATTTTTCGATTTACCAGAAAGCCAATCACTAACAGATGGTGGCTTTACCCCAACGGCGCGTGCAAGTTCGACCCCCTTAACTTTCTTAGGTGGTAAAACTTCCATGGCATATTTAAGACGTTCAGCAAGTGTTTTCATTAGGAAATCCTAACACGAAATAAATTAGGTATTCCTATTGAATAAAAATAAGGAATGCCTAATAATTGGATAATTATTTAGGAGAACAACATGAATGATGCACAGCTTATAGAAGCTCTTGGTGGACCAGCTGCCGTTGCTCGATTACTTGGGATCAGAGTTCCATCAGTAAGTGGATGGAAAAAAATTCCTACTGAAAGAAAAATCCGACTTGCTGTTATTGCTGAAGATCGTGGTCTTTCGACAAGAAAAGAACTTTTTCCAGACACCTATCAAGATATTTGGATTGAACTGCGCGATAAGGCTGTGTGAGGTAGAAAGCATGTCGGAAAAATTAACTGAAAGCATCACGTTCAAATGCACGTATGAAGAAAAACGTGATTTAGAAGCTATTGCCAAGTCTGAAAACAAAACTTTGTCTGAGCACATTAGAAGTTTGGGCATATCGAATATTTCTGAAGTTCGGGAACGTTTAAATAATCTCGCATCTCTTATGCGTCTGACCACAGATACCGTAGACACGCCTATTTTTGAATTAACACCTGAACCATTGATAAAACCTACCGGCACAAAAAATGCCCATCTGCGCGAACAGATGAGCATCTTTGCCATTCACTCAGAAAGTAAATGAGGCATGTAACGAATGTTGAATTTAACACGTATCGGGGAGGTTGTGAAGCCATGAATACTGCACAAGTAATTCCGTTTAAGAAGCCTTCACAACCAGCACAAGGGGCTGGGAAAAACATGTATAGCGATAAGTTTGATCAAGGCTATGTGATGTCTAGCCGCTTGTATCGAAAAGAAGTGTGGCCATTCCTGAGCGATGCTGCACGTAACGTCTATGCGGAGCTGGAAAACCGCATTAACGGACATAACAAGGAGTCTGATTTTGTCAGCTACTCACAGCTACAGGGTGGAGATCTTCCGGGATCTCGCAAACTTGGTCGAACGACCGTTTCAAACGCACTTCAAGAGCTTATTAAATTAGGTGTGATCAGTGTTGTATCTAATGGAAAGCAGGGCATGAAATCTTATCGATTGAATGAGGTTTCACTCAAAGATCGGTTCACTAACAAGACTAGTCCTGTAACTGTACCAGTTCAGCAGCAAGACCAAACTAGTACAGCTAGTGAACCAGTTACTAGTCCTGTAACAGGACACACAATAGATACTCCTATAGATCCTTTAGAAAATAATAAGAATAAAGCGCCGTCCGATTTTGTTCCTCAGAATCGCGGTGCTTTGAATTTTATTGATTACCACTCTGACGATCCAAAGCTGTACACGCTGAAAGATCTATCCGGGACCTACCCAATCAAAAAAGATTTCATGGCTCAAGCAGCTGTGAGTTTTCCAAAGCTGTCACAAGACATCGCACTTGAACAACTCAAAGAACTGGCGCAATGGTCAGTGGGTCAACCTGAACGTATTTCTCAAAAGTGGATGACCACCTGGTTGAACTGGTTACGCAATTACCAACCGGCAAAACCGAAGGCAGAAAAACCAAAAGCCAGCAAGAAATCTAACGCAAATCTGAACGTGAATGATGCATGGAAAGATCAGGCAACTTATCACGCACCCGTTGAAAACTTCCAAGTGGATATCCCGGAGGACTTCGTATGAACGCAATGTCATCGTTTTCGTTTGGACTGAAGAAAGTTCAAGAGATCTGCAACAAGCATCAGGTCGCCATGGTTCAAGCAGGTCCATATCACAAGTGCCCTAAATGCGCCGTAGAGTTCCATGGAGAACAACTCGCACAAGCACAGGCCGAAGTGGATCGTCAGGTACGTGAAAAGCATTTTGCAGGTGCTCAACTGCCAGAACGTCATGCTGAATCAGGTTTTAAAAATTACAACGTTCAACACGCTGGCCACCAGAACGCTTTAAATCAGGTTGTTTCCTTCGCCAAGAACATGATCAACGGCGACAAGAATAACTTTGTGATGGTTGGGCCGACTGGTACTGGTAAAACCCATCTGAGCTGCGCAACGGCCAGAACACTGCTCAACAAGGGTAAGCATGCACGCTACATCACCAGTGAAGATCTAGCACAAAAAATCATGCACGCATGGGATCAGCCGGATGCTACAGAGAAATCTGTAATCCATGATTTCACTCAATACGATTTATTAATTCTGGATGAATACGGACTGCATGACCGTGATAAGCGCCGGGAGCTGGTCCACAAAGTTTTATATGCACGCTATGACCGCATGAAGCCGACCATGCTGATTTCAAATTTAACCCTGGAAGAACTGCAAAAAGATTTAGGTGATCGTCTTTGGTCACGTTTCCAGCAAGGCGGTTTAAGCGTAGTCGAATGCAATTGGAATGATCAGCGTACAGGTGGTGCAGCATGAGTATCAGTCAATCACACGGCCACATGTTTGAACTCACGATTGAAATTGTTTTGTTCATCACGTTCCGAAGAAAGAAAACCTATGTGCAGGATGTTCTGGATGATGTGGTTTCAGATGTAAGCAAAAGAACTGTGCAGAAGTATCT